GTGACCTGTCCTCGTCGTCCGACACGGGCGGCGCGGATTTCGTCCCGCCGATTTACCTGGAGGACCTGTACGTGCCGGTCCAGCGTCAGGCGCGCGCGGTGGTGAACACCATCCCGACCCTGCCGCTGCCTGACGCGGGCATGACCATTTCGATGCCGAAGTTGGACACGGGCGTTTCCGTGGCCGCGTCGGCCGACAATGGCACCGTGTCGGAGACTGACGCCACGACCTCCACGGTTACCGCGTCGGTGCGCCTGTTCGCAGGCCAGCAGGACATCAGCGTGGCCCTGTTTGAGCGCACCAACATGGATGCCATCATCATGGCCGACCTGGTGAGCGCCTACGACGCATCGCTGGAGGCTGCCGTTATCAACGGCACCAGCGGCGCTAACTCCCACGTCGGGCTGCTTCAGGTGTCGGGCATCAACACCGTCACCTACACCGACGCCAGCCCCACGGCTGCGGAGACTGTCCCGAAGGTGTACGACGCCATTCAGCAGGTTGAGGTGGGTACGTCGGGCCGGTACAAGGCCACGCACATCGCCATGCACCCGCGCCGCGCCGCGTTCCTCGCGGCCAACCTGTCGTCCACGTTCTCGCTGTTTCAGGTCGGGACGTACAATCAGGCGCTGGGCGAGCAGGCCGGTGGGTCGGTCCTGTCGTTCGCGGGCATCCCGGTCGTCACCAGCACGGCCATCCCGTCCACGCTGGGCAGCGGCACGAACGAGGACACCATTGTGGTGTACGCCGCCGACACCATGCGATTCATGGAGGGGCCGCTGCGTACCCGCGTCATGTCCGAGGTGCTGTCGGGGAACCTGACCGTGCGCCTTCAGGCATACGCATACAGCGCCCTGGCATCGGAGAGGCTGCCCGCCAGCATCACAAGTGTGGGTGGGACTGGCCTGGTGACCCCCGCATTTTAGGGGCTGACGCCTAACGGCTAACGCCGGGGGCTGGCATTCGTCGGCCCCCGGCAACGCTGGGAAAGGAACCACAGCAGCATGACGAATGAGCAGCGACAGGCACGCATCACCGCCCTACTGCGCGAGCGCGTGGGGTACGAAGCGCGGGGCGATAAGGCCCGCGTGCAGGCCGTGGACGCCGAGTTGGCCGCGTATGGGCATGAGGGCAAGACGCCCGCGCAGCGGTCCACGAAGCGCCCGGCACCGACGGCCCGTAAGGCCGAGAAGCGATAGGACCGCACGGTGGCCGCGATTGACCTGGTGACACTTTCCGACGTTCGCACCGAATTGGAACTGCCAGCGGCAGACACCAGCCGCGACGCGCTTATCGGTGTCATCATCACGGCCATTAGCCGCGCCATCCATACCTACTGCCAGCGCGAGTTCGTGACAGAGGCACCATCGGCCACGGCCACGCGCAAATTTCGCATCCCCGTGGGTTCCTACCTGCTAGACCTGAACCCATACGAGGTTCACAACATCAGCAGCTTGGGCATCACCATCAACGTGGAGGATGCCGACGGCGGCACGCAACTGACACAGGGCACAGATTACGTCGCCATGCCCTACGGAACGACGAACACGGGCGGCACCTATACCAGCGTCCAGATTTCGCGCGACGTTGCCGAACTGCACGCCGGGCAGGATGCGCGCCGGTTCGGATTCACGCCGGTCACGGTGCATAGTCAGCATTGGGGGTTTGAGACTGTCCCAGAGGATGTGGAGCGCGCCGCCATCATCGCCGTGACCGCGAACATGGACAGGCGGCTGGACGCCTTCAGCACCGCGCAGGATTTGGTGGACACGGACCTGGGGTTGCAGCCCCTTCGTGCGCCGTCGTTCGCGCTGCCCACGGCCAGCATGGCGCTGCTGGCACCGTACCGCCGCACGGTGGGAGCGTTCTAGGTGGCGACGAACACCATCACCGCTATGCGCGCCGCGCTGATTACGGCGCTGGCCGCCCGCGCCGGGCTGGATGGCGTGCAGATCGGTTACGGCATGCCGTCGGGCGCGCTTCAGCGCGAACACATCCTGCTAGGCCCGGTGGACGGGACGCAGGAATACCGCGCGCTGGGCACCGCCCGGAAGTTCGATGACTACACCGTGTCCCTGTTCATCAGCGTGACGCGCGAAGGCACGAACCAGCAGGCGGCCGATGAACGCGCCCTGGCGCTGATGGCCGAGGTGGAATCCGAACTGCGAACGGACCCGACGGTGGGCGGCACGGTGCTGACCGCCGAGGTGTCGCGCTACCGGCTGGAGCCGCTGGCATCCGACACCACGCGCGAGGCGCGCATAACGCTGGACATTCAGACACGCGCACGAATCTAGGAGGCACCACATGGCGCGAGTGACATACAAGGGTGACCACGCCGCCGTGTTCGTGGTGGTGGATGGTGCGCCCGTGGAGGCCGTGAATGGGCAGCCGGTGGACGTTCCCGCCGCGCTGGCCCGCGACCTGACCACCTCCCCGGTGTGGGAGGCTGTATCCGACAAGACCGCGAAGCGCGCGAGCGCGAAGGCGGATGACCCGGCTGCGAAGGCCGAGAAGGGGACCGACTAAATGGCTATCGGTTCGGGCCTGGGCAGTCAGGCCATGTTCGGTGTGGAAACCACCTACGGCAGCGCGGTGACGCCGACCGTGACGCTGGAGCCTACGTCCGTGGGCCTAGAACTGTCGGTGGAGCAAATCATGTCCGAGGGCCTGCGGTCGGGGCTTCGGGTTCAGAGGGGCGACCGCACGGTGGTGAACCGTAAGGGCGTGTCCGGTTCGATTGACATGGACATGGTGAGCAACGCGCAGGCGCGGTGGCTGATTCACGCTATGGGCGATTCGCGCGCGGTTAGCACCATCAAGACCAACCCCAGCGGCGCGGCCTACCTTTACACCATGCAACTGGGCGACCCGGCATCGCTGTCGTCGCTGACCATTCAGACCGGCATCGCGGACGTTGCCGGGAACGTGCGGCGCATGGATGCCACCGGCTGCTACATCACCGAGTTCACGCTGTCGAATGAGATTGACGGCATCCTTACCGGGTCGTTCACGGTGGACGGCCGCGACTACACGCCGAGCGCGTCGGCCGTCACCAGCGCGTCGTATGCCAGCAGCACCGAGCCGCTGGTGTTCACGGGCGGGGCCGTCACCCTGGGTGGGTCGTCGCTGCCGGTGCGTTCGTATGAACTGTCCGTGACGCACGGTTACGACACCGAGCGTTACCAGATCAACAGCACGTCGCTGAAGTCCCGGCCGATCATCAACGCTAAGGACGAAATCACCCTGACGCTGGAAATGGAGTTCGGGTCGGAATCCCCGACCTGGGCCACGGACGATTTCGTGACGAAGTACCGGGCGGGCACGAAGGTCACGAACGTGATCGGGACGTGGACGGGTAGCACCGAGATTGAGTCGGGGTATTCGCCCTACCTGAAGGCCACCGTGCCGCAGGCCGTCATCACCGCCGCAACGCCGACGATTGACGGGCCGGAAATCATCGGTCTGTCGCTGGAACTGATGGCGACCGACAACGGCAGCGATCAGCCGCTGACGCTGGAGTACCAGTCGTCCGAGAACCTGTCGTAAGCGTGGCACGGGCGTAGCGTCGTGGCGCGGTTCGGAACACCCACAGTTGGCGGCACGGGCGGCAGCGCGTCCGTGCAAGTGCTGGGGCTGGACGAACTGCGCCGCGACCTGCGCGCGATGGACCGCGAGTTAGGCGGGACGGAAGGCGTGCGCGCGCTGAATCACGAAATGCAGATGGCCGGGAACCTGGTGGCAAACCACGCAAAGACCACCACCATTCGCATGGCGGGCATGGTCGGCACCGAGGCGCGCCGCCGCGACAACGCCACCGGCCAACTGTACGGAAAGCGCCGCAAGGGCTACCGGCCGGGCCGCACGCAAAAGAGCATCCGCGCGCGCGTGAAGGCTGGACGGGCAATCGTGGAGGCACGGGCGAAGTCCAACACGGGCTACAGGTTCCCCTATCCATACGCCTACGAGTTCGGCACATGGAAGGGGCGCGGCCCACGGGATAA